TACCAAGACCTTAGCCCTCTCGTAAAGAAGAGAGTAAAGGAAAAGAATGAACAACCTGGAGTATACAAAGACTCTTTAGATAAGTACAAGACTGCTGCTCGTAAGCGTCTAGTTACTGCTGGTGTTAAGATTAACATGGCAGACTTTGATAGTCTTGCAGTCAATGCATATGAGCGCGGTTTAGATGATAACCAATTCGATGAACTGATTCGATTCTCAGGTAAGATTACTGGCTTTGGTGGTAACATCATTGGTGACACATCGTCACTTAAATCATATGCAAATTCATTTGGCGTAGGCAAGTACCTAAACCAGGCATACTGGGACCAGAAGTCACGAGACTTGTTCACAGGAACAACCACAACAGATGACATCCAAGCAGAGATTCGTGCTACTGCAGCGAGTGCATTCCCTGGTTATTCTGACCAGATTAACAATGGCATTAGCGTTGATTCAATTGCTTCTGCCTACAAGGGTGCAATGGCTAACGTATTAGAACGCGATGCTGACTCAATTACATTTGAAGACCCAACACTACGTGCTGCTTTGCAGTATGTAGGACCAGATGGCAAGCCTGCGGTTAAGCCTTTGTGGCAGTTTGAAAAAGAACTACGCAGTAAGCCTGAGTGGGAGTACACAAATAACGCACGTAATACTATTGACTCATTGTCTCTTAAAGTTCTACGCGATTGGGGACTAGCATAATGGCATATACAGAAGCACAATGGAATAGATTCCAAGCAGACCTACCGCCTGAGGATAGAGTTTCTTATCTTGAGTATATTCGCCAAGCAGACCCTGCTAAATACACCGCTCTTACTGGCGGAACGCTTCAGCAATTTAAAGCAAAAGAAGCAGCAGATTTAGCAAACGTTCCTAAGCAATCAATCTCTGCAATTGAATCAGCCGCGGAGGCACGGGCCAAGAAAGCAGCAGCAGATAAGGCTGCGCAGGCAGCGGCAAGTGCTCTGTCAGCCGAAGATATTTATTACACTGTCAAGGTTGGCAATACTGGTAAGACTCAGGCTCAATTAGATGCAGCAGCAAATGCTGCAGCGACTGCAAAGCAAATTACTGAATCTTATGGAAGTATTGGCATTACATCTACCGTTGACCCAGTAACTGGTAAAGTTGTGACAACCGATAAGAGCGCTGGGAAATTAGCAGCCGACAAAGCAGCAGCAGATGCCGCTGCAAAGGCAGCAGCAGATAAAGCAGCAGCCGACAAAGCCGCGGCAGAGGCTGCAATTGCAGCAGCGAAGACTGCAGCCGAGCTTGCTGCAGCAAAAGCAGCGTTAATCAAAGCACAGCAGGATGCAGCTGCAGCAGCAGCAAAAGCCGCAGCAGACTTAAAGGCAGCTCAAGATAAAGCCGCCGCAGATTTAGCAGCAGCGCAAGCAGCAGGTAACGCTGCAGCAATTAAGGCAGCGCAAGATGCTAAAAATGCAGCAGATGCAGCAGCAGCAACTGCTGCAGCACAGGCAGCGGCAACTGCCGCGGCAGCCAATATCAATGTAACTGGCAATACAATAATCCCTACAGCTGGTTCAACCGCAGCAGATATAGCAGCTAAGGCTGCTGCAGAATCAGCAAAGATGGCGCAGCGCGAATCAACAATCAAGATTCTAACAGATAGATTTGCTCGCTACAACCTAGGCGGCCTTGCCAATAAGATTCGTGCTCTTGCAATTGATGGAGCAACTGAGGCAACCATTACCATCGACTTGATGGAAACAGATGAGTACAAGCAGCGCTTTAAGGCTAACGATGCACGCATGAAGAAGGGCCTACAGGTCCTTAATCCAGCAGAGTATCTTAATCTTGAAGATGGATACCGCCAGGTCCTTCGTGCCTATGGCTTAAAACAGTTTGACACTGATGACTATGTATCTCAGTTTATCGCTAACGATGTATCTGCAGCAGAACTTTCTAACCGTGTAGTTACAGCAGTGCAGCGCGTACAGAATGCTGACCCTGCTATCTCTAAGCAGTTGCGTGACTACTATGGCATTGGTCAATCAGACCTAGTTGCTTATGTACTAGACCCTAACCAGCAGTTCCAGAAGATTGAACGTCAGGTTGCAGCATCTGAAATTGGTGTAGCAGCGGCACGTCAAGGACTACAAGCTGGTGTATCTGTTGCTGAACAACTAGCAGCACAGGGTGTTACACAAGCAGAAGCACAGAAGGGTTATGCAACTATTGCAGATATCCTTCCAACTGCTGAAAAACTTTCTGATATCTATGGCACAACAATGGATACATATGGTCAGTCAGAAGCTGAGCAAGAAGTATTCAATAGCCTAGCATCAGCACAACGTAAGCGTCAAAGACTTACGCAACGTGAAGTAGCAGCCTTTAGTGGTGCTGCAGGCACGAACAGAACAAGTCTTAGCCAGCAAACGGTAGGACAATACTAGAATCCTGAACGGACCTATCGGCCCCGTCAGAGTAATAGACCGATAGTAGGAGCCAGCCAGTTTCCCCGAACTGAACTGTGGCCTGCGAACTAACAACGAATAGAAGGGTGGGTTGCTATGAGCAACAACTACTGGGACGACGAAGACGATGACCAAGATAACGACAACGACACACAATTGGATGGCAGTGACTTACTTAAAAAGTTACGCAAAGCCAAGCGTGCAGACGAGAAGCGTATCAAGGAACTTACTGAGCAACTTGAGGGATTTACCAAGTCGCAGCGTGAGTCTACCGTTAAGTCAGTACTAGAAAAGAAGGGTGTAAACCAGAAGGCAGCACGTCTAGTCCTTAAGGATTTAGATGGTGATTTTTCAGAAGAGGCAGTATCGAACTGGCTAGACGAGAACGCTGACCTATTTGGTATAGAGGTATCACAGAAGCGTGATGAACAAAATCTTGCGACACTACGTCAGCAAGACGTCATGACCCAGGGTGCCGTTACACCAGACCGAGCACAGGACCTAGAGCAACGCATGGACAATGCAAGCTCCATGGAAGAGTTAATCTCACTGATGCAAGGACAACAATAATATCCGTTCATAGTCAAGGAGACTAAAAAAAATGGCAAACGCATATACAGATACCTCGAGCACGTCGCTCGGTGGTACAGTTGGCGGTGCTGGTCTCGTACAGAAGGCATATGACCGCCTTCTCGAGTTCGCTCTCCGTTCAGAACCCCTAATTCGTTCTGTCGCAGATAAGCGCCCAGCAAAGCAAGCAATCCCAGGTTCAACTGTAGTTCTACAGAAGTACGTTGACCTAGACACAAAGACATCAACACTAACAGAGACAGTTGACCCAGATGCAGTAGCATTGTCAACACCAACATCTGTTACTGTAACACTTAACGAGTACGGTAACGCTGTACTTGTAACACGTGCGTTGGAACTATTCTCTCTAGCAGATGTAGACCCAGCAATCGCAAACATCATTGCATACAACCTAGCCGATTCTATCGACGTAGTTGCAATGAACACACTACGCTCAGGTTCAAACAACATCTTCGCAGGCAACGCAACAGCAACTGCCAACGTAGATGCAGCTGACACACTAGACTCAGCAGACATCCGCAAGGCTGTTGCTAAGCTACGTGCTAACAAGGCTAAGGGCCGTCGCGGAAATGCATACTGGGTTGGTATCCACCCAGAAGTTTCACACGACCTTCGTGCAGAGACAGGCGACCTTGGATGGCGCTACCCACAGTCACAGTCTGCTTCAGAAGCAAGCAAGATTTGGGCTGGAGAAATCGGTGAGTACGAAGGCGCATTCTTCGTAGAGTCATCACGTTTGTACAACGCTAAGTCAGGTGCAGACCAGTCAGCATTAGCAACAACAGCAGTAACAGTAGCAGGAACATCAGCTGGATTCACATTCGGCGTTGCTTCATCTGCAGTTATCGCAACACGCGCTGAAGTTGGCGATAAGATTTCAGGAACAGGCGTAGGAACATCTGCGAAGATTACTGCAATCACAACATCAGGTTCAACAACAACATTTACTGTTGACGTTGCTAACTCTGCTGCAGTTACAGTATCAACAACAATTACAGTTACACCTGTAACTCGCGTATTCGATACAATCGTTGCAGGTTCACAAGCAATGGCAGAAGCCGTAGCTGAAGAGCCACACGTAGTAATCGGTAACGTAACTGATAAGTTGATGCGCTTCCGCCCAATGGGTTGGTACGGCGTACTTGGCTTCGCAGTATACCGTGATGAGGCACTATACCGCATCACATCTGGTTCATCAATCGCTGCTCTCTAGTAGTTAATTGACTGCAGGGCTAGGGCAACCTAGCCTTGTGGTGAGTCCACTAAAGGAGGAGTCATGACAGATTACATCTTCGAGACACCAACCGTCGACGAAGGATTTGAAGGAGTTCAGCGACTCTTTACATTCTACAAGTTAACACGTGGTATCAGTATCATCAGAGTTAATGGAACTTACCGTCAGGTTCGTTATCCATACGATGGTGACTTGGACACCTACCAAGAAGTATACCTTGGCGGTAGCCAGTATACCGTAGATGACGCAACAAAAGCAGCACTTATTGCTGGTGGCGTTGGGGTAACGGAAGCAAACTTCACAGCAATATAAGGGACATATGGGACACGAACACGTAAGTAAAGTTCTTCAATGGGCATACAAGTTAGTCGATGGAGACATGATTCCATACTCAGCATTATACGGGTGTGTGAGTTGTGACGCTACATCAACTGAGCCGTTCCCTGATGAGAACGATATCTTTATAGACCACACCAAGTGTGGGCCTGATTGCTTTGGCTGTAAAGCCAGAGGACTTCAGATGAATACTGGCGATGCTAACAGTCAGCGAAGTGCCCCACGTAAGCGCTTTGAGAACGAACTATCTGCATACGCTAATGCGAAGGCACAAGGCATCCAGCCTGGTGGAACTTCGATGGAGAAGATTCGTGAGGCAGAAGCAGCCTCCGAAGTATTGAATAAGCCATACAATGCTAATTCAATGCCAGATGCAAAGAACATAAACCAATCAACCGCAGCGGTAATGAAAGAGATAGGGCAAGCATAATGATGAAGAACAAAGCATACAAGATGGCTGAAAAGATGGAATCTAAGAAAGAAAAAATGATGGAAATGAAGATGGGCAAGAAGGCCATGAAGAAGACAGCCAAGAAGGTTGCTAAGAAGATTGCGAAGAAGAAGTAATGCCAAAAGTCGGAGCGAAAGAATTCGCATACACAGCAAAGGGAATGGCAATGGCTAAGGCTGAGGCCAAGAAGACTGGCAAGCCAATGAAGAAGGCTGTTAAGAAGAAGGCCAAGAAGAAGTAATGGCCTCTCCAAAGCCAAAGGCTTCTCCTAGCCCACAGGCTACTAAGAAGTCTCAAGTTGTTGTTACAACTGGTCAAGGTTCTACAATTAAAATGGGTGACCTAGGAAAGAAATCTCCTACGCCTAATCCAGTAAAGACAAGAATCGGAACAGTCAAAGAGTACACAACTGCTGAATACGAAGCGCTATTGCGCAAAATTGTAGCACAAAACAAGAATCGATAGGAATTGAAATGTCAGACCCAAGACTAAAGCGAGCAGGAGTATCAGGCTTTAACAAGCCTAAGCGTACACCAAATCACCCAAAGAAGTCACACGTTGTTGTGGCTAAAGAAGGAGACAAGGTCAAAACTATTCGCTTTGGTCAGCAGGGTGTGACTGGCGATAGACAACCTACAAAGCGTCAAGCTTCGTTCAAGGCACGTCACGCTAAGAATATTGCTAAGGGCAAAATGTCTGCTGCATATTGGGCGGATAAAGTCAAATGGTAAAGAAGAAGGCTAAGTCTAAAGTCAATGCGGCTGGTAACTATACCAAGCCAGCAATGCGTGCTTCTTTGTTTAAGAAGATTAAAGCAGGCTCTAAGGGTGGAGACCCTGGTGAATGGTCTGCTCGTAAGGCTCAGTTGCTTGCAACTCAGTACAAGAAAGCAGGAGGCGGTTACAAGTAATGGCACTTGCTAAGTCACAAAAGTCCTTAAAGAAATGGACCAAGGAAGAGTGGACAACTTCTGATGGTAAACCATCTAAAGGCAAGAAAAGATATTTGCCCAAGAAGGCATGGTCTGCAATGAGTGCATCTGAAAAGAAAGCAACTAACCAGGCTAAAGCTGCAGGTAATGCAAAGGGTAAGCAGTTTGTAAAACAACCAAAGTCCATAGCAAAGAAGGCTGCGAGGTTTAGATAATGGCAACAGGAGTAGCAGGTAGCACATTTGCTGACGAGTTGAATCGTCTTGCAAACGGTGGAACATACCCCGTACCAAGTGCATACCAGTCTGAACAAGGTGCAGCAAATAACTATGCTGACACTAGTGGCTTAGGTATTATAGCAGCACTAAACATTAAGGCTAGCGCAAGCCGTCAGCCTAACAATTACAAGATGCTAAATGCTGTATGTAATGAACTAGCAGGGACTACTGGACTATCAGCCGTTGTTGCATTAAGGAGCATAGACCTATGACAACACTAGCACAGATGATTGACGAAGTCCTCATTAACCTTTCAGGTTATACCTACCAACAGGACCGCTCTACATATCTACGCACAGCAGTCACCACACTGACGTCTCCGAGCACCTCACCTACAATCTTATCTCTTGGAGATACGAGTAACGTAGGTAAGGGTATCCTTGAAGTTGACGAAGAACTTATGTGGGTTGATTCATTTGACCGCGTTGGTAACACAGCAACTGTATCACCTTACGGCCGTGGGTATCTAGGCACAGGTGCTGCTACACATGCAGCTGATGCTAAGGTTACTATCTCACCTATCTTCCCACGCTATGTAATCAAGAAGGCAATCAACGACACTATCCGAGCGATGGGTGCTAGCCTACTTGCTGTCAAGCAAACAACATTTACTTTCAATGCAGCGATTAACACTTACGAGTTTGAAGACTTAGGTATTGAAAATATTCTAACTATGTCTTGGCAAGATACAGGTCCTTCTAAGGAATGGATTCGTATTCGTCGATGGGACTTTGACCCATTTGCAGATGTAACTACTTGGGGTGCAAACTCACAGACTGTAACTATCTATGACTATATAACACCAGGACGTACAGTAAAGGTGATGTACGCCACACCTCCATCTGCAATGGAAAACAGTGGAGATGTATTTACAACCACTACTGGATTCGCTGAATCAGCTCGCGACATTGTAATCCTCGGTGCATCATACAGACTATTGGCTTACCTTGACCCTGCTCGTGCAGGTCAGATTAGCCCACAGGCGGACGAAACAGATGGCAAGCGCCCATACGGTGCAAGCGCATCAGCAACAAAGCAACTCTTTGCTCTTTACTCACAACGTTTGAACGAAGAAGTATCAGCTATGCAAAGTCAATACCCGCCACGAATTCATTATACTCGATAGGAATATAAATGACAACACGCAATTACTCCTCTCGCTCACAGCAGACTACACTGACAAGTGCAGTTACTGCTGGCGCATCAACTATAGTTGTGCAGTCTGGTACAGCCCTCCTTGGTGGCCAGTCTATTCCTGCGGGTACAACCTTTACGGTTGTTGTAGACCCAGATACAGCACTTGAAGAAATTTTAGATGCCACCGCGGTATCGACTAACACCTTCACAGTAACCCGTGCCATTGATGGCTCATCTGCCCAGGCTCACTCTGCTGGCGCTGTTGTCCGTCACATGGCAATCGGTCGTGACTACCGCGAAGCCAATGCCCACGTAGAGGCTTCTACGGGTGTCCACGGCATCTCTAACTCCTCTTCGGTTGTCGGAACTATAGACACACAGACACTGACTAATAAGACCCTTACAAGCCCTACAATCACCAACCCTAGTATCTCAGGTGCTGGTGTAGATGCAAGCATTGTCTTTGAGGGTGCTACAGCAGATGCCTATGAGACCACCCTTACAGTGGTTGACCCTACACAGGACAATACAATCACAATGCCTAACACAACAGGCACAGTGGTTATTGCTACAGCAGTACAAACCCTTACAAACAAGACTTTAACAAGCCCAACTATTTCAGGTTCACCAGTTATTACTGGTCTATCTTCTGCGGGAATGTCAGCATCTTCTGCTACTCCTAAGGATTACGTAGATAGCATTTTGGGTTCAGCAACTGCAGCAGCCACTTCTGCTGCTAGTGCAGCAACTAGCGCTACATCTGCTGCTACATCTGCTGCAAGTTCAGAAACTTCAGCAATTGCTTCAGCATCATCTGCAACTACTTCTGCCAACTCTGCAACAGCAGCAGCGACAAGTGCTACCTCAGCAGCAGCATCTGCCACAGCAGCGGCAACTAGTGCAACCAGCGCAGCAGCAAGTGCAACTACTGCTGCTAACTCAGTAGCAACAATTGCAGGATACGCAACATCGGCTGCAAACTCTGCTACTGCTGCTGCAACAAGTGCTACTAGTGCTGCTACATCAGCAACATCTTCTGCTAATTCAGCAACCGCTTCTGCTACAAGCGCTACTGCATCTGCTACTTCTGCTACCGCTTCTGCTACATCAGCAAGTGCTGCTGCTACATCTGCATCAAGCGCGGCCACATCAGCAACATCGGCTGCAACATCAGCAACAAGTGCTGCTGCAAGTGCAGCATCTGCTGCTGCAGTATTGACAGGTGCATTTGATGCTAAGGGTGACTTACTAGTTGGAACAGGCACTAACACCTTTGACCAACTGACAGTAGCTGCAACCAATGGATATGTTTTAAGTGTCAACAGCGCAACTGCTACAGGACTTGAATGGACTGCAGCAAACCCTGGCGACATTACAGGAGTTACTGCTGGAACTGGATTATCAGGCGGTGGGACATCGGGTGCTGTAACAGTATCTCTTGACACATCATCTGTATATGTAGTTCCCACACAAACTGGACAAACTGGCAAGTATCTAACAACAGATGGTACAACTTCATCTTGGGCATCAGTTGATGCTCTACCTAGTCAGATTGGTAATGCTGGAGAATACTTAACAACTGACGGCACAACTGCAAGTTGGGCTGCAATAACAACTGACCCCACACCAACCGTGTTTATGCTCGGTGGAATGTAACTAAGGAGAAATAATAATGCCAACAACATACAAGGTGCTAGGGCAGTCTAACCCGTCTGCTACCACGGCAACAACACTATACACAGTGCCATCGGCAACACAGGCGATTGTATCTACAATCACCATTGCTAACCAAACAGCAACTGCTGGCACATACCGCATTGCGGTACGCCCAGTAGGAGCAACCCTGGCAGCACAGCACTATGTAGCCTATGACGTATCTCTACCTGGTAACGCTACAGACACCCTGACACTAGGTGTGACCCTGGGAGCAACAGATGTGGTCACAGTCTATGCCTCAGCAGCAACATTCTCATTCAATGCTTTCGGAAGCGAGTTATCATAAATGACAGTTGGACGCATACCTTCGGTTGAAGGTGGTATTCAACCAACGCTATTGACAACCAAGGGCGATATTATTGTCGCTACTGGTAACGCCACCCTGGTTCGCCAGGGCGTGGGCGCTAATGGAACTGTCCTTACTGCCAACTCTGCTCAGGCAGATGGGGTTGAGTGGGCTACTGGTCCTGGGATGATTTTAATTACTACTGCAACTCTTTCAGCAACAACATCATCTTCTATCAATAATTGTTTTACATCTACATATCGCAATTATATTGTTGTACTTAATGTTACTGGAGCGGGTGCTGAAGCCGTAAATATACGGCTTAGAGCATCAGGTACGGATGCAACTACAAACTATAACAATCAGTATATTGAAGCAAAAAATACTTCTGTTGTAGGTTCCAGAGGTTCAGGTGTCTCTGCATATATCATTGGTGCAATCCGAAGTACTGGAAATCTTTTTTCTCAAATACAAATTAGTCAGCCTCAAGAAGCGACTAATACTTCTTTTTTAACAAATGCACAAGATTCAGATGCTGGAGCAACTTTATTCATAACCTCTGGGTCTAATACAAATAACACTTCTTATGATGGTTTAACTGTGTATACAACCACAAATGCAATGACAGGAACTATCTCAGTCTATGGATTGGCTAAATAATGGAAAAACTAAATCGTAGAGAACTTGATGCAATTACTGGAAAAGAACTGATTATAGAACTTACCCAAGAAGAAATTGCAGAACGTGAAGAATTAGCAAAAGTAAATGAATCTGCTCGCGCAGCCGAAACTTTGGCTAAGGCGACTGCTAAAGCAAATTTGCTAAATCGTTTAGGTATCACAGAAGAAGAAGCAGCACTGCTCATAGGAGGCAACTAATGGCTACAGGTAGAGTTCCAACAACGGCTAACTCGCCGTTAACAGCAAAGGGTGACCTATTCGGTTACTCCACTACCCAGGCTAGGGTAGCCGTGGGCAACGATGGGGAAACTCTCGTAGCAGATAGTTCCACTTCGACAGGCTTGCGCTATCAAGGCAACTTTGCAGCAGGTAAGAATAAAATCATTAACGGAGATTTTGGTATCTGGCAACGCGGTACAAGTATTACATTGACAAATAACACAACTGCTTACACAACTGACCGATGGTACATTTACACAAGTTTTAGCGCGGGTTCATCAACTGTTGCTCGTCAAACTTTTACACCAGGCACAGCACCTGTAGCGGGTTACGAAGGTGAATATTTTGCTCGATACACCGCAGGTTCAACTGTCACTTATGTAGAGTTTGGACAAAGAATTGAAGGAGTCCAGACATTTGCGGGTCAAACTGCAACACTTTCTTTCTGGGCTAAGGCAAGTGCTAACACCACTTTAAGCGGTACATTGGTACAAAACTTTGGTTCAGGTGGTTCAAGTGCAGTTTCAACTGGTGCTGGCAGTCATAGCGTTACAACATCTTGGCAAAGATTTACTGCAACAGTAAGTGTTCCTAGTATTTCTGGTAAAACAATTGGCGCAGGTAATTATCTCAATGCTGTATTCGCCTCAAGCAGTCTAACTGGTTCACAAACAATAGATTTCTGGGGCGTACAGTTAGAAGCAGGTTCCGTTGCTACCGCTTTCCAAACTGCAACAGGAACAATCCAAGGAGAATTAGCCGCTTGTCAAAGGTACTACTATCGTTCATC